GGTCTTCCCGCCGTTGCCGCCTCGGCCCGAGCCGAAGTGATCTAGCGTAAGGTCCTGCCGAGCGTGATGGCCCCCGCAGTCTTCAACCTGAGACTGTATCGCGGTGATACCGCGACCTGGGTATTCACGCTCTGGCAGGACCGCCAGCGCACGCAGCCGGTAGACCTGACCACTGCCTCGCCCAAGTCCGAGATACGCGAGCGCCATGGCGGGACGCTGATCCTGGCGTTGCCACTGAAGACCACGCTGCCGAACGTCATCCAGGCTGATCTGTCGCAGGAGGACTCGCTGAAGCTGAACAGGCGCAGCGCGGTCTGGGATCTGCAACTGACCTTGGATGATGGCACCGTTGCGACGGTTGTTTCCGGCCATGTCTTCGTGACGCCATCTGTGACGGACTCTGCCTGATGCCTGACATCATCACCGGCATTCTTGGCGAGCCGCGCGCCATCGACATCCATGTGAAAAGCGGGATGCCTGGACCGGCAGGGCCGGAAGGTCCGCAGGGTCCAGAAGGTCCCGCAGGTCCGACAGGTCCTGAAGGCCGAGTCACCACCATCGTTGGCGTGTTCGGTCTGGTAGCATCGCCTGGGGAACTACCGCTGGACGGTCTGATCCCTGCCGACTTCGATGGTCCAGGCAGACCGCCTGTTGCGCTGCAAGTCATCATCGGACAGGGCGTGGTCTACCAGCCGCTGGACGATGATCCGCAGGCACAGCATGTTTTCGTATACACAGGCGATGAATGGATCAGCCTGGGGCCGGTAACAGGTCCGATTGGACCGGAAGGACCCCAAGGCGTTCCAGGTCCAGCAGGACCGCAAGGCAGCATCGGCCCGCCCGGTCTGCAAGGCGTCCAGGGCGTGCGCGGCGACCAGGGCGTAGCAGGTCCAGCCGGTCCAGCAGGTCTGCCAGGATCAGCCGGCCCGCAGGGCGGCATCGGTCCAGCAGGTCCGCGTGGCGATCCAGGCATCCAAGGCCCGCAAGGCGACCAAGGCCCCCAAGGCGACCAGGGCATTGAAGGTCCGCCGTCATTTCCCGACGCGCCGCCCGGTCTGACGTATGGCCGGCTGAATCACGGCTGGATTGCAGTGCTGCCCCTGACCGGCGGAACGCTCCAGGGCGGTCTGACGATCAATGGCGAAACACTGTTGCTGCAAGATGCACGAGCCAAGGCAGTGCTGGCGCTGGATGTCGAGCCGACGCAGCCTGACCATGCCGTGACCAAGCGGTATGCAGACGGTCTGCCGCCTGACCTGACGCCGTATCTACGCCTCGATGGCGGGCAGATGCTTGGACCGCTGGCGCTGGCGGCTGATCCGACCATCGTGAATCAGGCAGCCACCAAACGCTACGTGGACGCGCTGGTGCCTGACCTGACGCCGTATCTCCGCAAGGATGGCGGACAGATGACCGGCGTGCTGCTGCTGGTGGCTGATCCGGTCTTCGCAGACCAAGCAGTGACCAAGGCATATGTCGACGCACTGCCGCCGCCGCCTGACCTGTTGCCGTATCTACGCCGAGACGGCGGGCAGATGACCGGCCCGCTGATTGCTGCACCAGGAACAGGCGTCACTGATCCAGGTCTGGCCATCGGCGACAATGCAACTGGCTTCTACCGCATCGGCAACGTCGTGGCCGTCGTGGTCAGCGGTCAGATGATCATGCAGTGGTTCGTCAATTCCCTGATGTTCACGCAGCCGGTGAACATGGCGAATCAGAAGATCACCGCGCTAGGCACACCGACCGCGCCGCAGGATGCCGTCACCAAGGCTTACGTTGACAGCCTCCGCGCGCCGTCGCTCTTGGTCGACCTTCTGCCGGATGTTCCTGTCCCTGGTGGGCAGTGGGTGACGCTATACACAGGAACGTATCCCATTCCGCGCAGTGGCCTGTCGCGCATCATGGTCAGCCTGAACGTCAATGCAAAGGACCCCACGCAAGCCGGCTCATTGATCCAGTTCGGCGCACGCATCACCGGCAATCCACAACGGCAGGTCTTCGGCTATAGCTACAGCGCAAGCCAAGCCAGCGGCTTTAGCGTCGATCTAGTTGCAAATGTTACCGGCAACAATCCAACGATCACAATCGAAGTCGCCTCGCTGGCAGCAGGCTCGCCGCCAGTAGGCTTCACCGTCATTGGCGGTGTCGGCATCGACCGCTCGCAAATCCTCATTGCAGACCTGGGACCAGCAACATGACCTTGCGACCATATGGCAGCCTTCAGGGCACGGCGCGCGAGCCGCGTCTGATCCTGCCGCCAGTCCAGAAGGCCGATGGCGCTGTCACGTCTACCTTGGGCGGTCTGGGCTGGCCGCAACCGATGCTGTATGCCGCGCTTGGTGGCTATGCATCGAATACCGGCGTGCCGGTCACGCCGTTTACCGCGCTGCAAGCCGCAGCGGTGTATGGCTGCATTCGTGCAATCAGCCAGGACATCGCAATGCTCTCGCCGTTCATCCGGCGCAAGCTGGGCGGTGGCGGATACAAGCGTGATCTTAGGCATCCGCTCAACAAGGTCTTCGTCAGGCCGAACCGCTGGCAAACATGGTTCGAGTTTATCGGCTACGGCATTACGTCGCTCTGCCTGCGCGGCAATGCCTTCATTGTGGTCGAACGTGATAGTGACGCGAACCCCATAGAGCTTGTCCCCATCGCTCCTGATCGCTGCACGATCATGCTGACCGATGATGGTGAACTCTGGTATCGCATCAATAGCCGCCGGCTTGGATACGGTCTGGTCGTGCCGCCTGATGACATGATCCACATCAAGAATATCTCGATGGATGGATATGTCGGTGTCTCCCCCATCGCCATTGCGCAGGATGTCATCGGCCTTGCATTGGCCACGCAGCAACATGGAAGCGTCCTGTTTCGCCAGGGCGGGCAGATCGGCGGTGTGATCAGTCATCCTGGCAAGCTATCCAAGGAAGCAGCAGACCGCATCGCCAATTCCTGGCGCGAGACGCATGCCGGCGTGCAGAACGCCCACAAGGCTGCTGTGCTTGAGGAAGGCATGAAATTCGACAAGGTGGCGATCACCAACGAGGAAGCGCAGTTCCTGGAAACACGCCGCTTCCAGGTTGTCGACATATGCCGTCTGTATGGCGTGCCACCGCACCGGCTTGGCGAACTTGACAAGGCAACGCTGAACAATATCGAGCAACAGAATCAGCAATACGTTGACAGCGCGCTAAAGCCGGTAACGCGCTCGCTGGAACAGTTGTTCGATCATCATCTGTTATTCGATGACGAGCGGATGACCTTGGAATGCAAGTTCGACTTTGACGACATGACCAGGGGCGATTTGCTGACGAGGTTCCAGGCATATCAGATCGGCACGCTCAATGGCTGGATGTCACGCAACGAGGTGCGCGCCAGGGAGAACATGAACCCGATAGACGACGGCCACGGCGACGACTACCGCGTGCCGTTGAACACCGCAGTGCCAACTGATCAGCCGCCAACCGCAGCCGCGCCGTCAGAAGCGAGCAATGCGCCCACTGCCGCCGCGCCGCAGCCGCAACCTGGAGGGGCCGGGGGATGATGATCGTCAGCGCAACGCAGTTTAAGACCTTCAACCGTGGCCGGAACGTGACAAGGGGTGCCATTGGCATCCGCAAGCAGATCATTGGACCTGCTGAAGCCATGACCGGCGACGTGCGCGCGTTGCGCTTCACGATCAGCACTGATGCCGTTGACCGCGAGCAGGACAAGATCGCCATCGCCGGTTGGGACCTGAAAAACTACAAGCAGAACCCGGTGGTGCTCTGGGGCCATGATGCATCCAGGCTGCCAATCGGACGCGCATTCGATGTCAAGGTTGAAGACGGCGCATTGAAGGCATCCGTCGAATTCATCCCGCAGGACACGCCGGAAGGTGGCCAGTTCGCGGAGTCAGTCTACCGGCTGGCGCGCGGCGGCTTCATTGCTGCCACCAGCGTAGGCTTTAGACCTGTCAAGTGGTCATACACGCGCGATGCAGCACGCGGCGCGGATGACTGGTTCCCCGGCATCGACTTCGAGGAACAGGAACTCGTGGAGCTATCCATTGTCACCGTTCCGGCAAACCCCGAGGCGCTGATTGACGCGCCAGGACCGGGCGAAGGAACGGCAGTCGCGTCCGACACCCCGCCGACAACCGGCGAGGAAGTGACATCGCTTAATCAAGAATTAATAACAGCACGAGCGCGCCGCCGACGCGCGTTCCAACTTGCCCTGGCAAACGAAGTCTAGGGCCGCGCACGTCCACCAATCACTGCGCGGGAACGCGCTGCACAAAGGGATATGAACCATGGCCACCTTGTCTGAAAAACACCGCGAACTGAAGCGTCGGCGCTCCGAGATTGTCGCCAAGATGGCGGAAGTCGTGAAGGCTGACGATGATGACAGCAAGCCGGATGATGAACAGACCAGCACATTCGATGAACTGGCTGCCTCGCTGGCTGCCATTGACCAGCGCCTGCAACGTGTCGCCGCCGCCATGCAGGCAGCAGCAGAAGGCGCACAGGACGCAGACGGCGATCCTGAAGACGAAGACGGCGACAAGGGCGTGAAGCCGGCAGGCTTCCGCGTGCGGACCGGCGCAGGTCCTGCGCGTGCCAAGCGTGATCCTGATGCCGGTCTGAAGGACAAGCGCGGCGTCAAGGCAGCACGCTACGTCATTGGTCTGCTGCATGCCCGCTTCCATCATGTCTCGATGGAGAAGGCAGCCGAGTTCGTGACCAACCGCTTCGGTGATGACATCGTGGCCAGGGCGCTCAACTCGGGCGTGACCGGCGAAGGTGGCGCGCTCATTCCGCAAGATTTCATGGCGGACCTGATCGAGCTTCTGCGTGCCATGACGGCAGTGCGCGGCGCGAACCCGATGGAAGTCGGGATGCCGATGGGCAACCTGTCCATCCCGCGTCTGGCCGGCGGTGCCACTGCTGCCTACCAGAACGAACTTGACGACATCGGGATCAG